GGCAATATACTGAAAAAGTTCTCCATTGCCGAGCTAGAGTACTTTTGTTTTCAATAACCAGCCCCAGCGTCCACCCCAGTCTGCTTTCGAATAGGGTCCATTATACAGGTACCGCTGTGGTTGGCAATATAGCGCAAAGGTTCTCAGTTGCTCCGATGGAGTACTAAAGTTCTCAGGTTGCCAAAACCTGCAGGATCGGGTATACTGCGTCCATATTAATTGAAAAGGAAAAGAAAATGACCGAATTCGAAAAGCAGTGCTACGGTATCACCGAATCAGATATCCGCACCCACTATATGGAAGGTCTGGCTGCACGCCATGCCGGTCTGGAGATGGTTGTAATGTCCATCCTTTCGGACTGCCAAGAGCTCCAGTCCTTCGGGCACGCTCAGGCAACCGACCAGGTGCGGAAAAACCTGAATATTGCAAAATACATCCTGTCCGAAATGATTGAAACCAAAAGTACTAAGGACTCCGATTATTTGGACTCCAATGCTCACCTGTCCCAAGTAGAATAACACTACAGGCAACTGGAATACAAAAGTACTCAGGTTGCCATTTTCACCAAATCTGGTATAATTCATTCATACAAACAAACAAAGGAAAATGTATATGTCGAAAGCTCTCTCCCCGCTGGCCGTTGAATTGGTCTCAGCTCGTGCCTCCCTTAAATTCTTCCGTGAGCAGGTCAAGCAATTGTCCCTCCAGGTCAAGCATGAGCGCTTCGCTCTCGCCAATGATAAACTGGTCAAGGCAGAAGCCAAGGCCGCTACTGCTGCAGAAAAGCAGGCCGCTGCTATCGCAAAGGCTGAAGCACGCCTCGCCAAATTGCTTGCAAAGCAGGTCGGCGCCGTGGGTGCCAAGGCCGTCAAGGCCAACAAGCGTCCATCCAAGGGCGTGACCTTTGGTGCTGAAGATAACGCCATTGCTGCAGCTATCATGGCTCGCAAAGCAACCGCATAAGCCAGAGGGATCGGATCCCCGAAGGCGCCGCCTGTAAAATTGGCGGCAACTGTTTGAAAACAAAAGGTAACATATGATAAAAGTATTCATTTTCGCTGTTGGTCTCCTAGTGGGCGCTTATTTTAACACAGCTGTCCTATCCGTGGCAAGCGCTTGTTGCTCTACTGCTGGCCAAGGGATCATGCTTTTGGGACGTCAAATAGTCCAGTGGGCTAGCTGAATACTAAAGTTTACGGTTGCCATTTTCTCTGGTCCTGTTATACTACGTCCAACAAATCAAGAAAGCAAAGCGAAATGAATAAACTCTCAAAAACCTCAAAGCTCGATAACATCCTCAGCTGGTCCCTGCAAGCACTGGAAACCTGTCCCGGTTCCGTGTCTGCCACTGGTGCTCTGGTGGATGCTTGCTCTGGATGCTACGCTACCACTGGTTGCTACTCCTTCAAGGGCACCAAAGCAGTGCGTGCTGATAATAAAGCTGCATGGCAAGAGGCTGGCTGGGTTGACACCATGGTGGCTGCTCTCAAAAAGCAGAGCTACTTCCGTTGGTTTGATAGCGGTGACATGTATAGCTTGTCCTTGGCACTTAAAATGTATGACGTTATGGTGGCTACTCCCCATGTAAAGCACTGGTTGCCCACCCGCATGTATAAATTCCCCAAGTACCAGGCCATCCTTGCTCGGATGCAAGCACTGCCTAATGTAATGGTGCGTCCATCCAGTGACGCTGTGGATGGTAGCTATACTGCTGGTGTGCATGGTAGCACCATATTGCCTGCTGGTATGCCTGTGCCTGCTGGTGTCAAGGCATGTACCGCACCGGAGACCAATGGTAAATGTAACGGATGCCGTGCATGTTACTCCAAGGATGTGCCAGTGGTTGCTTATATTGCCCATGGCCGCAAAATGGCCAAGGTTATTCGGTTGGCAGTGGCCGCTTAAGGTTTTCGCTTCTCTCCCCCTGAGGCTCGGCTGGATAGGGGAGAGTTTAGGGGCAGTGCTTTGTGGCGCTGCCCCTTTTTTTATGGCTCACTGGGGAGCAGTAGCGTATAGGATGGGGGCCCCATGGGGATGCGATTATAATAAAAAGCTCCACCAGGTCAAACTCTTTTTTCCAATTTTTTATTTTCTGGGGCCTCCAATGGGTCCACGAAATTTTTTTCAGGACCGGAATCTCATCCAGAGTATTCTTCAATAACAAGGTCAGAAACTTGTAATTGTTCTATGAATTGTCTTTTCTTTTCTGTGGCTTTATGTGCGGACTCATACCACTCAAGTTTCTCTGTTTGTCTCTTTGTGAGTTTTTTTGTGTGTCTTTCTTCATACCACCTTGGTCGGCCATGGTCAAATAATCCTTGTTTACTATTAAAGAGTATTTGCAGTTGTTTCTCTTTTAATGCTGGAAACATCAAAGTTTCTTTAATTGCACTATCTTCATTTTCATAAACTTTTGGATTGATACCAAGGTTAAACAAGTCAATACCAAAGTGTTTAATATTAAAATACTGGCCGGTCTTTGCATGTTTAATGATGTATTTCATATTCTCTTTCCCAATTTTTTTCTCGGAGGCTTCCATCAAGGACCTCTCATGCATCTCTATAAGCCTCTGTACATCTTCATCCCTCATCTTTTTCATCCTTTTTAGTGATGCTCATACAAAATAGAAGGGTCAACAGAAAGGTCCACATGGACCAGTCATGTACTACAACAAGGTATGCGGTACCAGCAACCAGTAGAAAATCATACACAAGCACACCAAGAGTCACGATGGTATTCATTCTTCAACTCCGAAATGTTGTAGTAATCCTATAGCACAATCCATTACACCGTCATTATAATTAAGATCATTTTCCTCTGCCATTCCCTTAGGAAGCATTTGTCCCTTACATTCTTCGTAACATTCTTTCACAATCAATTCAACAAACTTTTCTTTGTCAAAGTTCTGATAACTAACACCCCAACCATGTTCTTCAATTATGGTTGCTTGTTCAATAAGTTCTTTAATTCGTTCATTCATCATCGATCTCCTGTAACATGTTTATTAACATATTGATTTGACCCATCTTCCATCTACGGTCAAAGTCATTGCAACAAGTGGACAGAATATCTCTATGCCACTCTATCATCAGTTCTAGATAAATTGCTGTTGTATTCATTACCAGCCACTTTGCAAAGTGGCGCCATTTTGGTCAACAATTGTTTTTTCTATCTTTACCATGTCACCATTGATAACAGTCGGTAAAGATACTTTGACAATCGAACCGATACCAGAAGAACTATCTACGGAGATAGTAATATAGTCGGCTTCCGGATACTTGTCACAAAATTGTTTGATGGCCAGTAGGTCTTCTTGGTGTAGTGTTAGTTTGTTCATCTTAATGTTACTAGATTATCTCTGAATATTTCCCATGCTTTTTGCCAGGACCATTTGTTTGAATGTATTATAACATCTTTGCGGTCCAGTGTCAAGCACTGCTCAATGGCAGTAGTGAGATTTTCGTTAAGATAACCAGTCTTACCAATGTCTACCACATCTAGAGGTCCGGTCACGGGGTACGCAGCTACTGGTGTACCGCAGGCCATAGCCTCAATCATCACAAGTCCAAATGTTTCCCACTTTGAAGGGAATACGAAAACATCTGCGTTTGCATAATAGTATGCAAGTTCTTTGCCGGTCTTGAAACCAACGAACTCAACATCTGGATACTTTAAAGCCAACTCAGACCTGTATGGTCCATCGCCGACCATGATTTTTCTGGCACCAGGGTATTGTATCTTGCAGAAGTCATCGAGGTTCTTTTCTTTGGAAACTCTGGAGACACAAACAAGGGTGGGGCCTCCGGAAGCGCTGGCAATACGCTGAGAATTATTAAAGATATCTCTATCTACTCCACGGGTCCAAGGTAATATATTTTGTTTGAACCCGTGGTCGTGTAAATCTTTGACCATCGTGTCGGTAGTAGTAAGCACTTTGCCTGAATGCTTATGGAACCAACGGACATAAGCCCATGTGGCGAATTCTGGAATACCAAGCAGTTTTTTTAGACCTTCAGGAAACTTAGTATGATAAGCGGTATTGTACCTATAATCACATAATGAAAGATACTTTCTAGCCCACAAACCAAGAGGACCTTCTGTGGCGATATGGATATAATCCGGAGATATCTCCGCAATCTTTTTACCCAAGTTCCTTGGATAGGTAATCTTGACTTCGTTGTAGAAAGGACAATTAACATAGCGGAACCACCGGGGATCAAGCACCACAACGTTATAACCGTCCAGAACCGCACACGCCTCAATGTTCTTGTAAGTTGTGACAACGCCATTAATTTGTTCCGGTAAATTGTCCGTTATTATCAGTATATTCTTTGTCATTGCTCTGTGTCCATGTTATTATTTCCCAACGGCCATCGTGGTGTTCAACCAGTGCAGTACAAGATTCAACCCAGTCACCATCGTTCATATATATCACGCCGTCAATTTCTTTAATCTCTGCATGGTGTATATGGCCACAGATCACACCATCAAAGCCACGTTTCTTACAGTATGCGGCCAGATTCTTTTCAAAATGAAATATGAAGTCTACTGCTTTCTTTACTCTTGTTTTGAGATATTGACTAAGACTAAAGTACCTAAAACCAAAGCGATGCAGTAACCAATTGAGTTTGCTATTAAGCGTAAGAATGAAGTCATATGCCTTGTCTCCTAAAAATGCTAACCATGGTGCAAGTCTTGTGATACCATCAAACAAATCACCATGAGTAACAAGATAGTGTTTACCATCTGCACCAATGTGTTCCATTTGATTGTGTATTTCTATAAGACCAAAACTGAAACCATACGGTATCATTGGTCTAAGGAATTCATCGTGATTGCCTGCAACATACAATACACGGGTTCCTTTTTTTGCGTGACCCAAAACTCTACGTACAACGTTAGTATGTGATTGTTTCCAACGCCATTTATTTTGTTGTATTCTCCATGCATCTATTATATCACCCACCAGATATAACGTTTCACATGAATTATTTTTCAGAAAATTGTTCAACTTCTCGGCTTGACAGTCTTTTGTCCCAAGATGTACATCTGAAATAAATATTGAGCGATAAGATTTTTTGGTCATCTATTATGTAGAATTCCTAGAACTGTTAACAAAACTGTCACAATTCAAAATCTATGCATAAAAGTCAATACGATGTTTATCTATTTGGCGAATCTTTTCTCTACGTCTTTCTTCAAGAATTCTTTTTTCTTGAACTAATTCACTCTGTCGGCGATCCTGTAATCGCCTTTGTTGAATTTGATATTCTTTAATTCTGTTTATTTTCATAGTAGTATTTGTAAAGTTTTGTATAGTATGCAAATTCTATCGGACAATGTTCTGGATCAGGAAGTTTATCACCAAAATGTTGTTTCATTTTTTCATACATGGTCAAAGCTTCTTCATCCGTCATTTCAACAATCTCTGTTTTAAGTATTCTTCATTATGTATCCATTTGTCTTTTAAAAAACCCCATTCACGGAGTTGTGGACCCATAAAGAACAATGTAGTTACTGGTCCATTGTTGTGGAGTTCCAACCAATGATAATCTTTTGAACCACGCATGATGATAGAACCTGGACCACGCCATTGTGTAATGTCTGCAATCTGTCTGCCATTATTGTCCAAGATTGGTGTGTGTTCCCAATAACCACCTTTGATAATCACAGTAATGAATGGCCATGGATGGTCATGAAAAATAGGTTCATCCGATTTCATAATTTTGTGCAATACCACATTAAAAGGAAACCATTTGCGATCTTTGAGAAACAAATAGTATCGATGCATGTACGGTTCTTTTGTCACTCTATCCAAAATCAACCGATAACGGCCAAGTTTATCCATCAATTTATGCATAATCATTTTACACCTCAATACTTGACCAAATTTTAAGTTTCTCTTTTTTTGCCTGCCTAGCGGCATTAACATTTGAATCTGATATTATACACTTCTCTATCATAATATCAACCATCGCCAGCAAATCTCCAACTTCTTCTTCCAGACTTTGTTGATTTGTCTTATTGGTTACAGGATGTACAGAGTCAACACCAAATCGAAATATTTTTGAAATGGCTTGTGTAACTTCTGCACACTCTTCCTGTGCAATACAAAAAACCTCTTTAGTCTGTTTATCTATTTTCATAGAAACTCACTGAGCAATGTTTGCACTGCTTGACCATCATTTTGAATAAAATTTTCAGCTAGAGACCTAGCTTTAACTTGATCGGTCATTGTTACCTTTTGAATAACTTTACCATCAATATACATTTCAACTATCCATTGTGTCATAAGATTGTGGTCTGTACGAAACAACGTTGCTTTTCTATTCACATTAACAAATTCTGAATACATATTCATTTCAATTTCCTTTAAGTTACTAATCCAATAAAACGATTCAACACAACACGGCTACTAATTCTATTGCCATTATGTTTTGCAAAAGCTGTTGCAATACCCTTGTATGTAGAATTTTCTTTTACTTCAAAAGTTGTATCTTCTTCTGTATCTAGTCCATTCGAACGTAAAATGTAATATTCATCATACCCACTATTTTCGAGTATCATAAATTTATTTTTACGAAATTCTAATTTCAATTCTTCATGGTTTGTTTGTTTAGGGAACCAATTTTGCAATCTGCGGCCAAAGTCACGACCAGAAATAATATAAAAACCAATAACATTGGAATTTGTTCTAGACTTTAATAGTTTTACCAAAGCTTTAGTCTGGTCACCATAATTTCCAAATTTTTGATTAATAAACTCTTGTTGTTTGGTAATTGGATCACGAATTACCAAAGTTTCAGGTTTTGAAATTATTGACCTTATTCCATATTCAGTATCTTCACATATTTCACGAATACTACTACCTTCACCATCTGTTAGAAAAATGGTGTTAACAATTTGCAGTTTATATTTTTTTTGGAACTCTGGAACAATTGACATTGAATAAATTATAGCTTCATTCAGTGGCGTTCCAGATAAACACATCCAATGTGGAGTGTAACCAACTCTTTTACAACCATTTGAGAGACCTGCCATAAATGTAAGAGCGGATGCTGCATACGTAAATTCCGCACTTGACATTCTACTAGATAACAAATTGCAAAGTCCGAATCCTTTTAGACCAAGGTCTCCTTTTTTATATTTTTGTCTTACGTTATATTGACTTAAAGGATCCTCAATGAAAGCATATACTTCATAAGGAATATTCACCTTTTTACAAAACAGTACAAGATTAATTAATTTTTTTACGGTGTTACCAAGATGTTCAACCATAGAACCGGACCAGTCAAGAAACATCACAAGACCATGTGATTTTCCACCAGGAACAACTGTAATCTTTTTGAAAATATCTTCATTGAATTGATATGAAAAGATTTTCTTCATATTCAAATCACCAGTCTTTGCAACAGAAGCACGTTTTAACTGATCTGCATTTTTACGCATTTCGAATTCTTTAACAAGATAAGAAACTACCTTATTACTTTCGTTTCTAATTTTTATGTAAGATTCGGTGCAAATATTATAATCTTCTGATTTATATTTTTTCCATAATTCTTTGTGGTCAAAAATATATTTTGTATCTAATTCTGGAATATTGGCATATGCATAAGTTCCAGGTTTAGCGTCAAACAACTTTTTTTCATTTTGATAGAAAGCTTCGTTAGTGTGTGATTTGATTTTTTCTTCAAGTTTATCACTTGTGGTCTTTTCGGATTTTGAAATAGAATCTTTTATTTGTTTATCTTCTTCCGATTTTTCACCATCATCATCACCATCAGAATCCTCATAATCATAATCATATTCATCGGATGTTCCATTAGGTTCATCAGATTCATCAGATTCACCTTCTTCATCTTGAGATTCTTTTTGTTTTTCTTCTTCTTCGATTTGCATTTTCATGTAATCGGTAATTTTTTTGGTTACTTTGATTACTTCATCATATGTTTCAGTTGTTTCAACTTCATTAAGTAAACCACGTTCAATATCATTGAATTGAATACGCAATGCTGCGCCACCTTTGCAATGGAGATTAATTCTATCAAGGAAATTTAATTTGTTTAGATCGGAGTCTTTAACACCAAAAAAATCTTTGTCCATAAGCTCTTTATAAGCTTTGACAAAAGAATTTTTGAGACCTGGATATTTGTATTTGATTTTTCGTTCAATGCGTGAATCTTCAACCACGTTGGCCACATCACTATTCAATTTCAATTCTTTTACTTTGAGCATGCCTTCCATTGGAGTGTATAGAGCATGACCAACTTCGTGTCCCATGAACAAATCATATATCACATTTGAAATGTTTTTATCGAGAACCGGTATTGTCAGAATACGATTTCTAACATCAAAGGATGCTGTTTGTACCGGACGTTGTTCGACCGTTAGGTTTTCCGTAGCCATCAATTTGGCTAACAACGATTTAGATTCAATTAATTCCATGTAAACTCCTGTGTGATAATCATATTATATCACACAAACAATTAAAAATCAAGGCTCTGTTGTTTTTCTGCAACATCACTTTTCGAAATATGTAAACTTCCATTAACAATTTCAATGTTTAGTGTGTCACCTTCTTTCCAGCCGGTGTCTTCCAGTAGTTCAGGTGGAAATTTTAGTAAAATGTTGTCTGGATCGTCAGGAATTTCTTCAAAAAGATCCTCATAGTTGTAAATTTTATTCATTGATACTGTTCCTTCAATTTTTTGTACCAATCTTGGTCATCTTCGAATTGGGACATGACTGCCCATTGTCTAACAACTTCATCTAAAGGTTTCCATTCAATGGGTTCTTGTTTTGGCTCAGTAATTTGCGACATTTTTTGCTCCTAGCTCAGTAATTTGCGACAAAATCGCTTTTTTAGCGTTTTTACGGTCATATTTTACGACATTTGTATGCGCTTGCACAGGTTTGATTGGTGTTCGACACACCGGACGTTGTAATTTTACAACAAAACTTAATTTTTTACTCATTTTAGCGCCTCATGTTTGAAATTTCTACAGCTGCTTCACTGTTAAACACAGGAACAGCGTTAGATTTGTGCATTGTTGCTATTCCTAGCATATTTGTGCCGGTATAGACTTTTGCCGCAGCTTTGGTTGCACCAACTTCACCAGTATTTAACGATTTGTACTGCTTGGTTTCACGGCCAACAGGTGCGGTCAACTTATAATCATTCAATACATTATTAGATTTTTGAATTTTGAGTGGTTTTGTTGGTTGATGAGATTTCAACCACATTTCGTACTGCTCGAGTTTAGCCTTAGGCACTTTTTTAGCCTTAGACTTGGGTGTACGTACATAGAACATCATAAATTTTCTCCAACGAATAGGTGTATTATACACTATTCAGGATATTTGTCAATAGGTGTGTTGCACAAAAACAACACTAGAATTTAACCAAACTGTCTTGCTTTTTTTCTGGCAGGTTTTTGGTAGTCCTCATTACCCATGAAATAATCATAATCATCATAATTAGATTTTTTTCTTATGATTTTTTGTTCTTTTTTCTTTTTTCTTGGCTGGAAATTGGAATTCTCATCTTCTTCGTAATTACGAAATTTACCGGAAAATTTTGACACTTTAATTTAACTCCTTATTTAATAGTCTCAAAGGTTATGCCACGAATACGAGATTCTGGCATATTTGTTATGTCTGTTTGTGACACATAGATTATATTCGACATTGGGTAACACATTTTTATTAATTTCAACAAATTGCATGATGTTCCGTCCATATCATTGAACGTATATACTTCATCAACAAATGGAAAACTTTCTACTACTTCTTTTCTTTGATCGTGTGTATTTTTATAGCCATTTCTGAGTAACTTCATGTAAGCATCAGAATGTACGCCGACAACAAGCCAATCACACTTTGACTTGCATTCTTTTAATAATTTAAATTCATTATAAGAAGCGGGATCGAATTCACCGGATATGACAATTATTTTTTCTTTGGCCATTATGGTAGTAGGTCTGGAAATGCCTCTTTTACAAATTTATAGTTCAATCCTTTGACTCCCAAATCTTTTTGGAATATACCTAATAAAATTTCAGCTTCTCTTGGTTCGATTGATTCTAACATTTGAATCAGTAATTCATTTCTTCTTCTATCTGTCAGTGTTTCAGCAGTTGGGTTGCCTTCTTGAAACATATACAATCTACGCAATTGATGTGACAGACTATCGTGTGTGATACCTGGCAACATATCAGTGGGTACTTTATAGTTTTCAGGTATTTCTTTTACTTTCCATTGAAAATCTGGATGATAAGTTAATTTGAAAACATCGACCAATGTTTGTGTTAAGTTTTGGCCAATAATATCCATTCTCTCTTTTTTACTTTGAGCATCATCAATCGCATCAAATATTTCATATAACGTTTTCATTAAAATTCCTCAATAACATCAATTAAACTTTTCAGTTTGTTGGTAATTAAATAATCCAAAATTTTACCTTTGGCTGCTGGCTTAGTTTCTTCATAGGTATTTATAATTTTGGCTTTGATATCACCTGGTATATTTCTAAGGTCAATGAGTGTCTGGTTGCGAGAAAAACCAATTCTAGCATTTTCATCTTCCCATAGACCATAATCTTTTTCCATCAATTTATCAAGTTTACCTTTATTGATTGGTGTTTGACGAATATCACGCACAAAACAATCTGATACTGATAACACATTTGGTATGCCGTCACCTTTATCACCACGGATGATTTTTTCTTTCAATTCAGCAATTGGATTTTCCGAAATGAGAAATTTCTTTTGTGCAGGATTATATTGCTTGACAGTAAATTCACTCCTACCATTATACATCTGTAATTGTAAAAAATCACCATCACTTGAGATGATTAGGATATTTTCGTGCATAATATGACGAGGTACAAGTGTACCAATGATATCATCCGCTTCTGCTCCCTCAACATCAACAACTTTATATGGAAAATTGTCACGCAATTCTTGTTTAAATTTTGCAAGCATGTCAAAAATCATGTGCCAGTCAAGGTCTGATTTTTCTCTTGTCTTTTTACGGCCGGCCTTGTAGAAAGGAAAGAACTCCTTGCGCCAGTATTTACGGTTGTCACTACAGAGTACAACCTCACCGTATTCTTTACGGAACGTCTTTAGGTGAGTCCTGATAATGTTCAGGATCATGTGTCTAATAAGACCTTCTTCCAGTTTAACACCTTTTTGACTGGCAATTTGTGCCATTAGTCCAGACAACAATACTTGGTTAAGATCAACGAGAATCATAATATACTTTTAGTTCAAAGATTGTATTTTACATCATTGACTTGAATTTGTCAATAGCATCATCTAAAAAATTGTGAGAGGTTGTGGTTTTTTTTGCAATTAAACCATACCAACCTTGTGGAATCAGTCCGGATATGTATTCTCTAGGATCGGCAAAAATTGCATCAAAGGTATCAAATTCTTCTACATAACCACTATCTTCGTTGCATTTAAACAACAAAATGTGCCACCAAGAACCAATATTGTTTCCTTCTATTGGCACTCCTGGATTTTTATATTTGTTACTTATGATGTTGATACTATCTTCATCTTCCATTGGTAAAAAAAATAAAGCATCAAATTCTCCACCAACCTCCTTCAAATACTCTAACATTGCAATCCTTTTATGTGTGACTTTCTTACTCTAACCATAATCCAAGAATTGTAATAGTCATCTGTTTCCAGTGCGCCATTTACAAACTGTTCTTTTGCTTCAAGATAACCACACTCACCTTTACTTTTGCATAGATGTGTAATTTTTCGGTTAAACGAATCTAGTCCATGTATTATAACATCTTTTTTCAATTCCTCATTACTGCCATAGTAAGTTTGCCAGTCCGAGGAAACTTTGAATCGTTTCTTCTTACCTTTTACTTGTCTGGTCTTTGAGGAGTAGAAAAATTTCTTACCAATGTATTTTTTATTTGTTACATTATTGGTTATAAGATACACAAAACCATAATTCTCACCAATCAAATCTTCTGTAAAATCTTTATCTTTATATGTCCAGTTTAGTCCCATTTGTCCTCATCAGAATCGTCATCGTCATCTTCTATATATTCTTCTTCGGACAACGATTCGATGGTTTCGCCACAAAACGGACAAAACTCTGGATATTCTTCTGAGACTAATTCTTCCATATAGATCATATCATAGCTTGATTCACAGTTTAAACATTCTGCTGTTATTGTTTTTGTTGCCATTTTATTCCTTTAAGCGGCTTTAGCCCAAACATCACCCCAATTTCCTGACAATGCACCCTTGGCATAATCTGTAGCACGATTCTCAAAGAAATTGGTATGTGTTGGTGCATTAATCATTTCTTCAACCCAAGGTAATGGGTTTTTCTTAACTTTGAAGATGCCTTTTAATCCAAGACTAATCAATCTACGGTCAGCAATATAACGAATATACTGTTTAACATCAGCATTACTCAAACCTTCCATAGGACCCATACTGAATGCTAAATCAATGAACTTGTCTTCCAACTGTACCATCTTCTCAGCAATTGTATATATCCTGCCTTTAAGTTCATCATTCCAAATTTGTTTGTTTTCTTCAATATATGTGCGGAATAATTTAATCATCGATTCGGCGTGCATTGTTTCATCAACGATAGACCAAGTAACAATCTGACCCATACCTTTCATTTTACCGTGGCGTGGAAAATTAAGCAACATGATAAAAGAACTAAAAAGCTGCATACCTTCGGTAAAAGCGGAAAAAACAGCAATATGAGTAGCAGTACTAGAAAGATCACCATTCGTATTAGAGATATCCAAAACATAATCGTGTTTGTCTTTCATTTCTTGATAATCTAAGAATTGATTATATGTTGTCTCTGGTAATCCTAGAGTTTCAATCAAGTGGCTATATGCGGCTACGTGCAACGCTTCCCTTGCGGCAAATCCCATCAACATCATACGTACTTCTGGTTGCGGAAAATGCGGCAAATAATTTTTAACATAACCGCCAGCAACATCAATATCACCTTGTGTAAAGAAACGAAAGATGTGTGTTAAAAATTGTTTTTCTTCATTGGTTAATTTCTTTTTCCAATCTTTAACATCTTCTGACATTGGAACTTCTGTATGTAACCAATGTGATTGTTCATGTTTCAACCATGCATCATATGCCCATGGATAATTGAAAGGTTTAAAACTATTTCTCTCATCTGTCAATCTGCTTGCGGTTTTCTTAATCATGCTGTAGCCCATTCTCTGATTTCGTTCGGCGCTTTTAATCCAACAATTTTACTTATGACCTGATTGTCTTGCATAAGCACAAGTGTTGGTACTGAGCGAATGCCATATTCTATCGCAATCTCAGGGTCTTTGTCAATATCAATTACATCAATAGGCATATTTAAATCCATTGTTTCCAATTGTTTTGATAGTGTCTTGCATGGCTGGCACCATTCAGCCGTAAATCTAATAATCTTTTTCATATTTACTCTGTTGCATTAGCCCCGCATTTAGCACGTTTTGCCTTAGTCAATGCGCCATAGTCAACTGGCCATTCTTTTCCCGGCTGCACTTCTGTAGCATTTTGTGGGAAAGCATAAGTTACCCCAGCTTGTTTCTGTATATCAGCAACTGATACACGGAACTTAGTTAAATCGTTGCCCAAGTTAACATAGGGTTTAGTATGAGGGAATACCCATCCAGCAACTTGTCCTGTAGTTTGATTGATTACTATTTTATAGTAACCGTGCGGTACAATAACACCCTTACCAATAGTCAAATCACCTGCACCATATAATGCACCTACATAAACAGTTAGTGGTTGATTTAATTGAACTGCCCAACCACGAACACTTGTCTCTAATAGTTTCCATATACCTCGATTCAATGAACCATGTTGCGGATACATGTTAGTCATCAAGAAACTTTCATATTCAACTTGCTGAGTCCAACTTAAGTCACCGTCTGGAACTGCATGACCTTTGTCATATCCTGTACCTGCATAGTCATCCGGTGTTGCACCATTAACTATACTTTTGTCAGCAACGAATGCGTTTGTGCGTGGAAAGCAACCTAATGCATTTTGTGGGAGTAATGTATATGCTACATAAACTGGAATCTTAACTGGTGCATCATATGCAACCAAGTATGCTTCACGGCAAATTGGTTGAGCCTGTCTAGCAGTTTGTGCAAAGTTATATGGGCTATGCACTTTACATGCATCAACTGGTAATGGCTCTCTTTGTTCCCACGCAAATGCGGAACTTACAAATAGTGCTAGAAGTATAATTATTTTTTTCATTTTTTTCCTTATTGGTTACATGTTCTTGTGTAGGTTGATGTTCCGTCTAAATTACGCACTTGAGTCCATGGGCTACAAACCAATGGCGATACTGGCATAGTAACATATGCAGGAGGAGAAGGCTGAACAATAACTGGTGGTTGTCTCGCAATTTCATATCCAATTACACCGCCAATAACTGTTGGTGCCATCCAAATCCATGGTGTTGGACCAGGATTATATCTCCAATGCCCATGATTGTGTGGTTGTGCAATAGCAACCACACTCAACATAGCCAATGCAATAGCAATTATTTTTTTCATTTTTTATTTCTCCATTAATTTGTTTACAAACTCTAGTAACTGTGTGTGGTGCCTACCATTATGATACTTACCTTTCATCCAACTATAACTTTCATACCAGTGTAATTGACTTTCGGGATGACAACCAATCAGACCAATTCTACCTTGTATAATAGCCATCGGATCATCATTCATATACTTTGCAACGATATCATACTGACCTGGTCCGAATGCACAGCCATCATAGAAGAACATGTTATCATCTACACCATTCCAAATGATTGGCATATTTTTAGCATGTGGTCGCCTTGTATCTGTGTTCGGTCTTTTTATATATTGCTCAACTTCCACATCGTCTAGGATATTGAGATAGTGTTTACCTGCCCAGTATGCGCCCATACAAATACCAAGATAATGCCCACCATTCTGCACAAACTCCACAACTCTCTTTGAATTGTGTTTGAATAATGAATCATATGAATCAGAATCACCAAAGCCACCTGGTACTGCAATCATTTGCACATCATCAAAGAAATCATCTTCTAGTTCATTCTTTGAAAATATTTTGAATTCGTACTTTGAATTTAATGCTTTGATAATTCCATTGCCACTTTGCACCGAACACTTAGGATCATGGATAAACAATGCTATAGTAGGTTTCATTTAACCCTCACAAGCAATACAATCATTTCCTTGTGCTACTTGAACCATGTCAAGTTCTTTAATAACTTGACGTTCAATTTTCTTAGATACCTTATCTGCTTTACCGATCTTTTCTGAACGGCAGTAGTAAAGTGTTTTTAATCCTTTTTTCCAAGCCATAAAATGAATTGCATGAATATATTTGATATGTGCATCTGGTCGGAAGAATAAATTTAATGACTGTGCTTGGTCTATGTACTGTTGTCGGTCAGCAGCCAATTCGATCACCCACCGTTGGTCGATTTCCATAGATGTTTTAAATATCGCACGTTCATTTTCATCCATCCATGATAGATGTTGTACTGAGCCATCGTTCGCAATAATGGAAGACCAAATTTCATCCATCTCTGCTTGGTCAACCGCCTGCTCTGGATTACCTTGTTGTAAATATTTAATGATAACTTTATCCAAATATTTGTTCTTATTTAAGAAAGCTCCCGAAAGAGTGTCTTGACGGTAAGCGTTAGCACGATAAGGTTCAACACTAGGGCTAGTATTTCCCATAATGATAGACGAAGAAGCATTTGGAGCAATAGCCATAAGATGGCTGAACCGCTGACCAGTGCCAATAGCATCAGGAGCTTCACCCCGTTCTTGGCCAAGAAATTGGTTAGCATCATCCAATCCTTTTCTGATGTGTTTAAAAATTTGATTGTTGGTCACTTTGGCCATCACACCTTCAAATGCAATATTATTCTTTTGCAAATAAGCATGAAAACCTAAGGCACCAATACCAATAGAACGCTCACGGCTAGCAGAGTATATAGCCCTGGAAATGGTATCAGGTGCATTAGTAATAAAATACTCCAAAACGTTATCGAGCATTTCAGCAACATCCCTAAGGAACAAAGGTTCATTCTTCCATTCATCATAGTACTCCAAATTTAAAGACGATAGGCAACATACAGCTGTTCTTTCTTCATTGGTTGGTAAAATAATTTCAGAACAAAGATTTGATTGATGTACTTTCAATCCTTTATCTTTTAAGAATTGAGGTAACATTTTATTACTAGTATCAATGAAGTGTATATATGGTTCACCGGTATGCATACGCATTTCTAAAATTTGTTGCCACAAATGTTTAGCAGAAACTGTTTCTCTCACTTCTTTGGATTTTGGATCAACCAAAGGCCACGAATCATCTGCTTCTGAATCCAACATACAATTTTCAATTAATTGCATAAAGTCATCTGTAATATTAATACCATGGTGTAGATTTAGGCACCGCACATTGGGATCACCTGTTGGTTTACGCATTTCTAAAAATGATATAATGTCGGGATGACTGATATCAAGATAAGCAGCATAACTCCCACGGCGAGTACGACCCTGACGATAAGCAAGAGAAGAAGCATCGTAAATTTTGAGGTGCGGCATAACACCAGTACTCTTATCGTCTGCACTACGTATACCAAAGCCAATGCCAACACCACCGCCAAGCATAGAAAGCCAATTAGTTTCACTAAGATTATCAACTAGACCCTCCGCTGTATCTTCAATATAGTTAAGAAAACATGATATAGGCATCCCACGCTTAGAGCGACCATAGCTAAGAATTGGAGTACTATAACTGAGCCAATGATTAGAGGTGTAATTGTAAAGGCGCTGAGCATGTTCAGCATTACTTCCAAATGACGATGATACATATGCAAACCTTTGTTGTGGTGACGTTTCATCATCACGCATATAAGACTCTTGTAGTCTTTTAATTCCTAATTCATCAAATAGTTTATCTTTTTCCAAGTCTATTTTGACACCCATATATTCCATATTTTTACTTTCTTATAATTGCTTGAATGTTAGGTGGCGTCCAACCTTCTGGTTTTAATACCTTGCCATCTACTCTTTTTATTACTTTTCCAGATTCTGAAATTTTAGCCAAATTGCTACGTGCAACTTCGTCCCAAACTTCTTGTTGTGGAATGTTTAGTGTGTGTTCTAGTCCCTCAATGACCCATTTTAAATCCGCAGTGGCGTCTGCGATATCTACACGGTTTCTACTACCAAAAGCAGTAATGAGTTCCTTAAATTCTTCAATTATTAGGTCCATGTAAAGTTCAGCTTGTGGACCAAAATCTTTTGCCTTTTGGTCACATGCATCCATAAATGTTTTTACATCATTCTTACTGTCCATTGGTGTACTCCTTAATCATAGGAAAAATGGGTTCAATAACATCAGCACAAGCCAATGCAACATCTTGGTGTTCTTTTTGTGTCCCGTTTGCGGTACGGAGTTGTATATAGTGAACCCAAGAACGAAGCGTTCCGTTCATATACAAACGTGAACCTGTCATACCTTCCGGCAATACTGCTCTCGCTTGTTCCTTTGCAATACCATTTGATAATGCCCATTCATAAGCATTTTTACTTTCCTCAATAACTCTCTTTTGTCTTTCTTCCCACCAGGCCTGTATTGCAAGATTATCGGTAACAATACTATTCTGACGATTCTTTAAATCTTGTAATCTAGCTTCTTTCATTTCAAAACCCAGTTGGGACGCATCCGCATATCGTTGACTAAATTCCTGAAAAGAAAATGAACGATGCCTTAAAATTTGTCGTGCTATGTCTCTTGTTGTGTCTATCTCTAAACATATACTCACCATTTCTAGTGGTGACCAATGTTGATTTTTGATAAGATACCGAACCAACTTCTCAGATGTTTCGGTATTATTTTGATTGGCAGGATTTGAGACTCTGGCTGCAAATGCAACCTGTTCCAACAAATTCTTACCGTCTGCTCCCTGCGTGTGTGATATCAATTTTACATTCATAACAAAATCTCCATTCAAGTTTTTTTCCAATTAATAAATTCCATCTTTGCTCTAAGATTCACAAAGGTATGTTTACTTATGATATCTTGTATTTCATCAGGTGAAAAACCATTTAAAACCATATCATTCACATCTTTTTCCTCAATCATTTCTGGCCAGATCACTACATTATAATGTTCTTCAATTGCTTTGTCCATCTGTTTATGTAGTTCTTTGTTCCTTGGTTCATTATCATATATTAAAACTATTTTTGACTTATCAAAATGTTTAGATGCAGCCATCAAATTTGAATCCGCAGTAGCTACGGCATTCTCTAAGAACATGGAGTCAATAGGACCTTCCACAACATAAATCATCTCTTCCTGATTGATCCTGTCGGTGCCGAACAACTTGTGGTTCTCTTTATCTGTTTTTACGGTAATGTATCTCAGTTTAGATTCACCTAATGCACGGCCTTGAAAAGCCACAAGATTTTTATCTTCATCATAGAAAGGAATGACCAGTCTTGGGTCATCTTCTCTGAGACCTTCCTTTTCTATTTGCAAACTTTCAACAAAGTTTTTAAAGTCTTGTGCAAAATATAGTTGTGCATGAAACGACTCTGGTATTTTGCGAGATTTGACATACACTTTTGCAAAATGTTCTTCTGATAATGATTCGACTGTTGGAATATCAAACTTGGTGCGAAACTTTGGGGTTTCAGTTTTGAATTCATCAAAGCTTGGTTTTTCATTTTTTGTTCCCGTGTCAGCATTTTTATATCGTTCTAAAGCATATTCTTTACAGAGGGATTCGTCTACTTTTTCCAGGAAATTATAAAAGTTGATGGATGCACCACAATTGTGGCACATATAAAAATAGTTGTTCTTTTTGGCAAAAATGTAGCCACGAGCTTTGGTTTTATTTTTGGAAGAATCGCCACAGAGGGGACACCTGAAGTTATACAGGTCGGTCTTCTTCTGTGTGAATTTTTGAAGCTTCGGGGATACCCTCAGCAGAAAGGTTCTATCAATAAAAACGGACATAACAAAAAGTAGAAAGATTGCAAAGAATCTAGATTATACAACAATCAATTGATAAAAGCAACAATTTTCTCAAAATGCCCGGAAAGAATGCCAGCAAATGCAACACCACCAGCTACCATCCAAATCATTTTTTGACGGATTTGTTCCAAGTTACCAATTTTCTTGGCTAACTCAGCATGTTGTTCGCATGATGCATTATACATCACCTCTAGTTGAGATTTCAAGTCATTCCGTGTCTTATCAAGGCAATCATGCATCTCCCTAACATCAACTTTCAAGTCATCCAGTTTTTCGCTAAGGTTTTCTACCCTAGTTTCAACTATACCAATTCTTTCTACAGTGGTTGCCATTTCGTTCTTTCTTATATGCTAAAACTGCTACCGCAACCACATGTTGTTTTAGCATTTGGATTGCTAATTATAAACTGTGATCCCTTTAATTTATCTTTTGTGTAATCTATTGTGGCGCCTGAAAAATATTGCATACTCAT